GCCCAACAGAACCTGACACGATCATAGATGTGATCCCAGAAATCTCCATTGAGATGAGCGCAAACTATTGCTCAATCATTGGGAATATCATCAATGGTGTTGTCCGTGGTGTTGTCCAATTGGAGGGAACTGTTCTTGGTGTTTTTGCAAATAATGACATGTACGGTGTTAGTGCTGGGAACATGGCAGTCCAAACAACATCTGCTGTAATTGCTGCAACTACAGGCCTAATCAATCGCGTTTCAGATGGAACTGGTTTGTACCAGTCGCAGATCAATGCATCTTCTAAGCCAACTGAAGGTTTTTGGAAAACAGGAGATATTTGGAACCGGTACCCCTTGGTCATCAGCTCAACACTTGGCGCTGTGGTTGTCGGCTTAGTTAGTACAACAACCACAGCAACTGCTGCAACTGGTGCTACTGCTATTACAACGGCTGCTGCTCCGTCTGCTGCTGCTGGAAATATTTTAGGAATCCAGCTTGACAACAGCTCGTATCATTGGACAACTACAACCAGTGTTGTCGGGGCAACTGTAAACTTTTCTGCGCCCATTCCTACTGGACGATCAGTCGCAAACGGTGCAAAAGTTTACGGTCAGCAATGGCGTGACTTGGCAGTATTGGCATAATTAACGAAAGGAAATCATCATGTCTAACGAAAATGTTTTTGTCGATCAAATAGAAGTTGCAGACAACGGAGTTGTGCAAGTGAGAACTTGCACTCAAGTCTTTGGTGAAATGAACAAGGTGAGTGCATCATTTCATCGCCATGTTGTTGCTCCAGGCGATGACTACAGCAAGCAAGACGCCCGTGTGAAGGCCATCTGTGCTGCAACGCATACGGCGGCTGTGGTAGCGGCTTACAAGGCGGCACAGGATGCTGCCAAACCATGATTCGCACCGCCAAAGGCCTAATCCTGCTCTACATGAACCTTTGCGGGTTTAAAGGATGGACTAGCTTTTGGAATATGATTTACATGGCCCCTGGCTTTGAGCAACATGATGCGCTGATCAGGCACGAAATGATGCACCTAGAACAGATGCGGCGGGACGGCAAGGTGCTGTACTCCATTAAGTACACCTGGTGGATGCTGCGCTACGGTTATAAAATGAATCCTTACGAAGTCGAGGCACGAGCCGCTGAACAACCTTGAAAGACAAATGGAAACTTTAGTTGAACGTCGAGCCGAGCGCTGGCATCTTAAAAAAGAAATCCAGCTTACCCACGTTATCAGCACGCTGATACTGGTTGGGGCTGTGCTGGCTTACGTTTCAAAGATTGAGCAGCGGCTCACCATCGTCGAGACTCAACTGCTGGCCCAGCGTGACGCCACAACCTTGCAACGAGCGCAGCTTGAGAAGATGGATGCCAAATTGGACAGGTTAATTGAGCGCGGCAGCAAGTGAATGGACTTTTTCGACATTCTCAGCAAAGCATGGCCCATACTGCTGGCGATCATCACTTTGATTATCGTCTTGGCAAAGTTAGATCTGCGGGTTGCTGTTTTGGAGGAGAAAGTAAAGCAGCTATTTGAAATGTGGAATAAGAAATCTGACAAGTAAAGTTATTAGGAACAAAAATGGCAAGCACTTATTTTATTGATCAAAGTACACCTATAGTTGCTTCTTGGTTAAACGATGTTAACAACTATGTTTACCAAGGTCGTCAACGAGGCACTGTTACTGCTGCAGCAAGTCAAACAGTATTTACAGTTCCATTTATTTATGATGTTGGTGCTAATACTTTAGATGTTTTTATTAATGGTGTTAGACAAGTTTTAGGAACTAGTTATCTTGAAACCACAACCACTACAATTACTTTTAGTGAGGCTGCACCCTATACTTCTGTTGTAGAATTTATAGGATGAAATACTATGTCGTACAAAACAAGGTGGGACAACGGTTCTTGGAAAGCTATTTGTGATGTTTGTGGTAGAGAATATAAAAACACTGATTTAGAAAAAAGATGGGACGGACTTATGGTCTGTCAAGGGGATTGGGAAACTAGACAACCCCAAGACTTTGTAAAGGGTGTAGCAGATAAGCAAGTACCACCATTTACAAGACCAGAACAAGCAGATACATTCACCTTTGTTTGTACTCTTATTACTTGTCAAGGTATTGCTGATTATGGAGAAGCAGAGTGTGCTAGAGCAGATGTAGACAATGGATATCGTCCTGTGTGTACTATGGAGGGTTCTATAGCTATGCCTCCTACAGCTATTGCTGGCTGTGCTGTAGCAGGTAAACTATATCCTGGATTAAATGATTTTTTAACTGGTGGATAACTATGAGTTCTACGTACACTGTAACAAGAGATCAAATTATTTCTTTAGCACTTCGTAAACTAGGAGTTTTAGAAATAGGAGACACGCCTGATGCAAATACAGTTGCTAATGCTGCTTTGTCTTTAAATCTTTTTATTAAACAACTAAGCGTAGAAGGACTAAAACTGTGGAAAAATACAGAGATTATTATTCCTCTTACAACAAATCAAACTACTTATGTACTAGGAGGAACTACATCAACTCTAATGTATGATAGCCTAGCACCTACTGTTGCTATTACAGATAAACCCCTAAAAGTTATTCAAGGTTTTTATAGAAGCACTGAAACTACTATTTATATTGATACTCCTGTAATGATAATATCTAAACAAGAGTACAACACACTAGGATCTAAGTTTTCTACTGGAACAACTAACAGTATATTTTATAGTGTTAAACAACTAAATGGTATTTTATATGTATACCTAACACCTGATGTTAATACTAGTACTTATAAAGCACTCCACTTAGTAGTCCAACTTCCTCTAAATGATCTCAATTCTGCTTTAGAAGTACCAAACTTTCCTAATGAGTGGATGAATTGTTTAGTTTGGAATCTTGCAGATCAACTAGCACTTGAATATGGTGTTCCAATGAACGCTAGACAAGAACTTACTCAAAGGGCAGAAGCATACAGAAGCTTGCTTACAGATTGGGATGTAGAGTCTACTAGTACGTTCTTTACTCCTGACTATAGGTCTGTTGGGTACAGTGCTTACAGGAGCTAATAATGGCTACTGAAAGAATTCCACTTACTCAACCTATTGAAAGTAGGAATGGAAACTTTCTTAAAGATTCCTATTCTTCTAATTGTGTATTTGAAAGCAGAGATCAAAAAAGAGAGTATCTTAAAAGACCAGGACTTGTTTTAGCTAAACAAATAGTAGCTACTGTCCCTCCTGCAACAACACCTAGTCAAGGCTTGGTTAACTATGCTGACACACTAATATCTGTTATTAATAACACAGTATATAAAACATTAAGTACTTCTCCCTATGTAACAACTTCTTTAGGTTCTACTTCATCAACTACAAATAAAAACTATTTTGTTAGAACTTTCTTAGATGCTTTTTTGTTCTTTCATAATACTGTAAATGGTTATCTTTTAAATCAAGCAGGAACACTTACAGCTATCACTAATGATAAAGTTGCTAATATAAGTATTGACAATGAAGGTATTAACTACAGCTCAGGTATTACACTTACTTTTTCTAGTGGTGCTTTAGCTGCTACTGCTACTGTTTCTTCTCTTGGAAGTATTACTGACGTAACTATTACAAATACTGGTAGTGGGTATGTTAGTGCTCCTACTTGCACTATTAATAAACCTATAAATAGAACACCAACTGGTACAGGAACTCAGTTCTTTTTTGATATTACAGTTAGTTCTGCTACAGGTATTCATACAGGTATGCATGTTACTGGTACAGGAGTAGCACCTAATGCAGTAGTTACAAATATTAATGGTTTAGTTATTACTGTAGATCTTGCTCACACAATAGCAGTAAGTGGAACAATTACTTTTGCTGACACTGGTTCTAATGGAGTTTTAACTCCTAGTCTTAGTGCATTTCCTACAGGACCATTTGTATCTGGAGTAGTATTTTTAAATAACTACATATACATTGCTACAACAAGCAATCGTATCTATAACTCTACTGTAGGCAATCCAACAATTTGGGACCCAATAGATTACATAGTCTTTGAACAAACTACAGATACTCTTGTAGGTATTACTAAACACTTAAACTATCTTGTAGCTTTTGGTGAGACAAGCACACAACTCTATTACGACAATGCTAATACTATAGGCTCACCTCTATCGTTAGCACAGAGCTACACTACCGAGATAGGTTGTGCTAATGGTGATAGCATAGTATCAGCAGATAATACTGTCTTATGGATAGGAACTAGTAAAACACATGGTCGTTGTGTATTCCTAATGGATGGTGTCTCACCAGTAAAAGTATCTACAGTAAATATAGACAAGCATTTAGAAGCAGATAGCTTAAGCAAGGTTACTGCTTTTTGTTATAAATTTGGTGGTCATACACTTTATATCCTAACCTTACACAATACTAATCAAACAATAGTTTATGATTTAAATGAAAAGTTGTGGTATCAATGGACACAGTATGCTATTGCTTCTAGTGATCAACCTAACCCAGGAGTATTAGTTGAGTCTTCTTTTAGACCATCATTCTTTGCTGAAGTAAACAGTGTTCCTTTTGCACTTGATGATGACGTAGCAAATTTATATTACTTTGATATAGACACCTACCAAGATAATAGTCTTGCTATCTACTGCCGTACTGTTACAGATGTTATAGACAATGGAATTACTAAACGTAAGTTCTATGGAAGATTAGAAATTATTGGTGATAAAGTAGCTGGTACTATGCAAGTACGCCACAGTGGTGATGATTACAACACTTGGTCTACTTACCGAGATATAAATTTAAATGCTTCTAGATCCCAAGTTTATTTAAGTGGATCTGATCGCCGTAGAGCATGGGAATTTCTTTGTACTAGCAATGTACCTCTTCGCCTAGACTCTGCTGAAATTGATTTTAGAATAGGTGAGATGGACCAAGAACAACAAGTTGGTGGTGGTCGTTACCGCAGATGACTAGATTGAAAGCATAACATGAATATATTAGACTATAAACGTAAAGCTAGGGGCTATACCTTCCGTGAGGATGGTATAAGTATTGGTGGTTATAGTTTTGGTCCAGATGCTGGCCCAATGTCTGGTACTGATGCTGGTGCTGGTTTAACTGGTGGTACTCCAGGGATAGGTATGGGTTTTGGTGGCACTGGTGGCGGTGCAAATCCTCCTAGTGTTGGTGGAAACATGGCTAGTTCAATAGGTACAGCAGGCCAATGGGGAGCACAAACAAATCCAAATGCTGGCTTTAGTTTTAACGCTAGTCCAACTACGCTTGGTAAAGCAGCATTGGGTGGCATGATGGGTGGTCCATTTGGTTTTCTTGGTGGACTACTTGGTGGCGTTAGTTATAACGCACCTAGCTACAACACAGGTGCAGCAATTAGTGGTTACTCTTCTAGTGATAATACTGGTGGTGGAACATTTAGTGGTGGTCCTGGTGGGGGAAGTGATCTAGCAGGTGCATTGCTAGTTGCTGGAGGTATTACTGCTGGTAGCGGTGCTACTGCTGGTACTGGTGCAGGAACTGGTGCGGGAGCAGCTTCTAATCCTGCTGATCCTTTTGCTCCATATCGTGCTGATTTAGCCAAACAATACGCAGACGCATTAACTCCCGGTGCTTCTAGTAACATCCAAGCCATGCCTGGATACTCCCAATACAATACAGGAGTAATGCAACCCGCAATGATGGCAGCACAGAGGGCTGCTGCTACTGGTGGCAATCTTTATGGTGGTGGAGAGAAAGCTAGGCTTCAAACCTTGGGGCAACAAGGCTACTACAACTTCATGAATGATTACATGAACCGATTAGCACAAGGTAGTGGAGCAGTCAACAATCCTGCTACTGCAGTAGGTTTAAGTCAAGAAGCTGCTAGAGATGCACAGAGAATACAAGATGCTAACCAAAAAGCCACTATGTCAAACTTGGGTTTTGGAGTACAAACATTTAATCAACTCGGTGGTTTTGATACTATAAAGAATTTATTTAAAGGTAGTTCTACTTCTACACCATATTCCTCTGCTAATTATGGTGTAAGTAACCCTACTAATTATGACCCGTATCTTCCCACTGGCTATTATGATTAATAGTTTGTAGTTTAGTTTTTAGTTACAAGGTAAAAATATATGGCCTACTCACTAGCAGACATGACTGAGGGGAGTACTGCTGCCCGACAACTAGCACAGAATGTATATGGCGCTCAATATGACGAGGCTAACATTGCTGCTGTTGCTCAAGAAAATCAATACAAACTACAACAACAACAAATCTTAGCTGCTAATGCTGGGGAAACAGCACGGCTCAAACTTGCTCAAGACAAAAGTAAAGTAGAAGAAAATGAAATTGATATTGCTGTAAAAAAAGCAGACTATAAAGCTTCCGAAGACTCTAAAATAGATCTTCAAAAAATAGTAGGAACTCCTGAATACATTGCTGGTGATGCACCTACTAGATTATCTTTGATAGCAGAATCAGAAGCAAAAGCAGGACGAGCCGTACAAGCTCAAAGAGCTTTTGCAGCAGCAGAACTTGCACGAGTAAGAGCAACGCAAGATGCACTAAGACAAAATGAAGTTGATAGAAATTTGATTACTAATGCAAATAGTATCTTTCAAGCTACACCAGAAACTAATGTAGATACTGTTTTTAATAATCTTCCAAAAGCTACTAAAGATATTATCTTAAGTAAAACAGGACCAGAAAATTGGAATACTTTTACTCCTGCACAAAAGAAAGAAGTTGTTGGAAATCTTATGATAAATGCTCATGGAGCATTAGCTGTTCAACTTAAAGAAATACAAGCTGCTTCACTAAAAGCCGTGGCTGATGTAAGAGCAGAATACAAAGCTACAGCAGATAAAGCACTAGCTGCTAGTAAAGAAAAACGCAATGAAACAACTGATGCTCGTGCTGATTTAAAAGTAGACAATGCAGTTTGGAATAAAGTTCTTACTCAAGTAGATAAAGCTGGTGATAATTATAAAACCCAAGCTATAGGAGATAAGTTACGAACTAAAGTTGAAGAAGCAGAAGTTGTCTACAATCAAAACAAAGACAATTTAATTTTTGCTGGTGATAAAAATAAAGCTACTGATGCGTATGTTTTAGCACTAAACAATCAGTTTAACCATGAAAAAGGAGTAATACAGCAACAAATTGGCATAATTAAAGATGCTCCTTTCTTTACTGAAAAAGCAGATATGCTAAAAGCGTATAAAAGCCAACTTGATATTCTTAATGCTGGTCGTGCTGAGACACTTAAAAGCGTGGGTAGACCACTTACCACACCAACCCCTACTCCCGCTGCCGCTACTACTGAAGGCTCTGCAGCCCCTGCTGTTTCTAGTACTGGTGGTACACCTACCCCTCAACCTAATGCAGCAGCAGCAGCAGCCTCTGCTACAGCCCCTGCTCCTGTTGTAGTACTAGAAGCAGCACCCGGTTCTACTTCAAGTCAAATAGCAACAGTAGCTAAAGCTAACGATGCTATCGTTAAGGGTGCAGCAGCCGGTACGGATATTGTTAAACAAGTTACACAAAGACTAGATGATGCTGGCATAAAAACTACTGTTAAAAAAGCTCCTACTGTTGCTGCTCCTAGTAACATCGCAACTCCTACGACTTCTACAGTAGCTGCACCTGCTGCTACTAATGTTTCTCCACCTGCTTCTGCTACTGCTGTTACCCCTAAAGCCACTACTGGTGTTAAACCCAGTGTTGATTTGTCTAACCCTACTTTAGGATCTTTGGCAACACGACAAGCAAGAGAAGCTAAAGCTTTGCTTGATGAAGAAGAACGTCAAAAAAAAAGTAAACAACTACCAGTAGTTCCTTCTGCAGTAACAACTCTTAATAATACTGTTGTTGGTAATCCACCTACACAAGAGGTAAAACCTTCCAAGTCTTTTGGAGAATTTTTAACAGGCATTGGGATTGGTCCTGATGCTGCTAAAAAATCTTATGATATACAAACAGAAAAATTAAAACAGGAAGCAGTAGCAAAAGCCAAGCTTAATGCTGCTGTTACTAACACTCCACTTACACCTGCACCAGCAGCAGCTCAACAGGTAATACCTGACAATGTAAACTGGGGTGCAAGCGGGAATGTTATGTACACCAACCCTGACGGTAAAAGAGTAAATATTGGCAAAACAAACATTAAAGCCGAAGTATTCAAGTTAATTACAAACTATGAAAAGACATTAAAACTAACTCCTTATAAATCAGATACTAGTGGTTCGCAAGTAACAAATTCTGAAATTGAAAAAGAAAATATTGCACTTAATAAACAACTTAAAGAAGAAGAAAAACAACAAGCAGCAGTAGTAAAGTTTCAAAATTCAACAGAAGGTATAGCAAAAACTAAAGAAGATTATATTAAACAGTTGCTTCGTAGAGATGCAAAACCCTATGATCCAAAGTTGTTTACTTATACTCTTGATGAAACAACAAATCCTATTTCAGTTAAAATTAAACGCAAAGATCAATATATTGGAGAATCTGCTAGATACGAACAACAAAAGAAAAGAAAACAATTAGTTACAAGTAGATAATCATGGCACAAGAAATATCTTTTGATGATTTGATTCCTGCTACAAAGGAAAGAACAGCAGCAACACCTGCTGTAAGTAGTACTGCTTCTGTTACTAGTAGCAATGAGATTTCTTTTGATGACTTGCTTCCTGTTAAAAGTGAACAACCAAAAATACCAACAACTTCTTTAGGATCTTTTAGTGCTGCTGCTGGAGAAGGTGCTGCTACTGCTCGGGGTGCTATAGCAGGAGCTAGAGCAGCAATGGCTGTTACTCCACCCATCTTGCCTTTTGTAGGTCCATTTGCTAAACCAATTGCAGGTATCGTTGGTGGTGTTGGTGGTGCAATACTTACTAACTATGGAATAAAAAACATATATCAAGTAGCTGACAGTGTGTTTGGAACCAACATAGAAGCTACTCGTGAAGCACAACAAAGACAAAATCCAATAGCAACTAAAAGTGGATTTATTGCTGGTGGGAGCTTAAATCCTTGGATGCGTCCTATGCTCCCCAAAACAGTTGCTGGTGCTGCTGGTATGGGTGCAGTAGGTTTAGGTGTAGGCGCAGGGGTAAGGGCACTCCAAGGAGAAAAAGTTTTTGATCCCAAAGAAATGGCTATAGATGCTGTTACTGGTGCTTTTGTTGGACCAACAGCAAGAGGTCGAGCAGCACTAGGATTGCCACCAGAATCTAAAGCACCTATTAGTAGAGAAACAGAACTTCCTATTAAGCCTCCTGAAGGTTCTACTCCAGAAGAAAAGCAAGCTTATATTGATAAACTTAAAACTATAGTTTTAGAAAGAGAAGCAAAAATTCCTCTTGTTGAAACTGCTATTAGAAACAAAGAGACTGGTGAGATTGAACTCATGGGTCCAAAGCACAATGAGCAACGTAAGCTTGAAACTATTGATACTCATGACCAGGGATTTATAACTGAAGACAACAGGTTCTTAGATCGTAAACAAGCATTTGAACAAGCTAAACGTAGTGGTCAAATACCAGAAGGACAGAATCCAACTGACATATCAATTGGATTACGTAGTGAAGATTTAAGAGTTGCTGGTGATGAACGATTTAAACTGCCAGAAATACCAAATGTAGTTGAGGGTATTCCTACTTTTAAAACAGACAAAATAGTTCGTACAGATACAGGTGAAAAAATTGGTGCTAAAACTAGGAGAGATAGTTCAACAGGTACACCATTACGCATAGATGTAGATGTTGATTTTCTTTATCAACAATTTAATGACAAACCTTGGACCAAACCTAAAGTAGAGGGTGTGTTTCCTATAGCAGAAAATGCTTTTAAAACCCCACAAGAATGGATTGACTTTGTTATTCAACATGAGGCAGAACATGTTAAGACTCCCAAAGTTGAGGGTCAAACTAAAGCCCAATATGAAAACCAAACTAATAAAGCTGCTCTTGAAACTTTAAGTAAAAATAAAGTTTCTGCTCCCTCTAAAGCTATAGGCTCACCAGATGAGCCTCCTGTTGTAGATCGTACTAAAACCAATCCTCGTGACGTTAAAAATGAACAAGAGTTTAACGATATTGCTGCAGATATTTACCAAAAACATGGTGAAGTAGAAGCTGTTAAATTTTTTGAGGGATACCAAGAGTATAAAAAAACTTTCTTAGAACCTATTAGTGAGACTGAAAAATTTGTTGGTATTAACCTACGCAACAAAGTTGCCAACGAACGGATTATTCATAATGAATCAGTAGACATGAAAAATCTTGTTCCTGATCCTGCTCGTAGAGAAGCAATTGCTATAGCTGTTGATAAGGGAGATTTATCTGGATTAAGTCCAACAGAATTAATTGTTGCTAAAAATTATTCTGAGTTTGTAAAGAATATTGGTGATGAAGCTGTTAATAAGGGTGTTGTTAAAGGTCTTATAGAAAACTATGTTACTCACATTGTTAATTGGGCTGATGCTCCCAAAGGATTTAAAGAAGAGTTTTTAACCATGTTACTAGGGACATCTAAAAATGATCCCACTATGAGAGGCATGACTACTGAGTCTAAGTTTGCTAAAGAACGAACTTTTAAAACCTTTGAAAACCTAGAAGTATATTTAGAACAAGCAAACCAGCGTTTAGAGGCTTCTGGCAGCACCTTCCGTCTTCAACTTAAAACCAAAGACATTGCAGAAATCTATAAAGAGTATGCGTTGTCAATGCAAAAAGCAATTGAAAACAAAAGTCTTGTAGACAACCTTAAACAAGTTCGCAATGTTAATGGCGTATCTTTAATTCAAGAAATTACTAAAGAAAATACACTTCCCCAAGGTTGGATAATGATGGATAGTCCTCAATTTGCTGGCTATGCTGTTCATCCTGATTTACTTCCTGCTTTAAAGTTTGTCTTTGATGCTGGACCAGGACAACTGATGGGAGCCTTGGGTGCTATTTCTCAAATAACTAAAAGACTAAATGTTGTTGGTAGTTTCTTCCATGCTAAATCTTTAATGGAAGTTCTGTCTAGTACAGGTATTCCTATTTGGACACCTCTTAAAGAAGCTGTAGTTTTGCCCCTAGTTGAAAAAGCTGTTAAAGGTTTAACAGGCAAAGAACTAGAGTTGTCTGCTATTACTAAAGCTGTTAATCAATACCGCAAAGGTGGTGTAGGAGACAATGTTGATAAGTGGATTAAAGATGGTCGTCTACAATTAGAATCACCTGAAGATGTATCTAAAGGTATTCTTACCGCTGCTGGTAAGTTTGCAGATGAGATAATAGGTAAGTATGGACCCAAGACTCGTGTCTTAGAAAAGTCTTTGTCTACAGTTGAAAAATATACTTTGGGTATATTTGACAAGTACACATGGGATTATTTACATACTGGTGGTAAGTTAATGGTAGCTGATGCCTATTTAGACAAAGCACGTTTAAGTGCTGCTAAAGAAGGCAGGGTTTTTGATGAGGTTGCTTCTCGTAGAGAAATATCTTCTTTTGTTGATAGTAGTTTTGGTGGTTTAAACTGGTTTGAAATTGCTACTCAAACAAGAACTAAACTAGGCAAAGACATTGCAATGGCTGCTTACAGTCCTGCAGGTCGTAGAGCATTGCAAATAGGTTTGTTTGCTCCTGATTGGACTATATCTACTATTCGTGCTTTTACTATGGCACTACCAAAAGGATTAAACCCAACTAAGTGGCATCCTGTTGAAGGCATTAAGGGTATGCATACCCCTACAACTAAGCAAGATTATGCTAGGTTGTATCAGTTTAAAACTGCACTTACTTATTTAACTTTGTTAAATGGTATCAATATGATTGTGGCTAATCGTCCCATATGGGAAAATAAAGACAAGAGTCGTATTGAGTTTCCAGATGGTACATCTATGCAAGCTATGAAACATGCAATGGAACCCTACCATTGGATAACAGATCCTGATAAAACCCTGAGTAACAAACTAGGGTTTATACCTAAAGCAGCTATTATTGGTGTTGCTGGTACTGAGTATGCTTCTCCCCAAGCTCCAAAAATTGTTCCTCCAAATGTTACTGGTATCAGTAGTGTTGACTCTGCTCTTGGTAGAGCCAAGGCTATAGGTTCTATGGTTCTTCCTTTTCAAGTACAAGCTGCTGCCACTGCTCCCCCAGGAGAAGGTGTTAAACGTGCAGTGTTGGGCACAATGGGACTACCTGTTTATGGTGGAACTGCTGAACAAAAGAAAACAGCTAGAGCAGAACGTGAGAAAATTCTTAAAGAAAATGCTGCTAGGTATAGACAAAAAGAAAAAGAAGCTGGAAGGTAGGAGTTAGATTTTATTTATATTTTAAACAAGGAACTATTATGAACATGCAATCGTACAAAAAACCTATGATGGCAGGTAAAACTGCACAAAGTAAAATGGCTTCTAAACAGAGTCCAAAGATGGTAAAAAGCCCTATGAAAAAAGAAAAGATGAGTATGGCTCGTATGATGAAAAAGAAATAACAAGCATATGAAAACTAAAGCTCACCCTGGTTTTAAAGCTGCACAAAAATCTATTGCTAAAAAACAAGGTATGTCTATGGAATCTGCAGGAGCAATCCTAGCAGCAGGTGCTCGTAATGCTAGTCCTGCTGCAAAAAAAGCAAATCCAAGACTTAAAAAAGTAAAGTAAGATACTAGTAACACCCTTTATAAAATGGCAACTAAATCTATTGTAAATTCAGCAAACACCTATACAAAGCCCAAGTTGCGAAAGCAAATTGTGTCCCAAGTTATGGCTGCTGCTACACAAGGTACTGGCGCAGGCCAGTGGTCGGCTCGTAAAGCACAACTTGTTGCTAAGAAATATAAAGCAGCAGGTGGAGGATATAAATCATGAGTAAAAATGCAACGCACTATCTTTCTACTGGTAAAGTATATAAGGGTCCGATTCATAAAGCAGGTACTGTTTTAATGACGGGTGCAAAACATACTCCAGCAAGTAAAGTACTAACCCACACACCACCTCCAAAACAAAAGTCTAAAAAATGAAACCAGCACAGAAGTCTCTTAAAGATTGGGGTGATCAAAAGTGGAGAACTAAAAGTGGTAAGAGATCTTCTGACACTGGGGAAAGATATCTTCCAGAAGCTGCAATTAAAAGTCTTAGTGCTGCTGAATATGCTGCAACTACCCGTGCAAAACGTGCTGGCAAGTCTGCTGGCAAACAATTTGTAAAACAACCTAAAGATATTGCTAAAAAAACTGCGAGGTATAGATAATGGCTACAACAGAAGCTTGGACACGTAAAGAGGGCAAGAACCCTAAAGGCGGTTTAAATGCTAAAGGTCGTGCTTCCTATAAAGGTGGAACTCTTAAAGCCCCAGTAAAAGCAGGTGACAATCCTCGTCGAGCTTCTTTCTTAGCTCGTATGGGTGGTATGCCAGGACCAGAGTACAAAGATGGTAAGCCTACTCGCTTGCTTTTGTCTCTTCAAGCTTGGGGTGCATCTTCTAAGACTGATGCAAAATCTAAAGCTAGTGCTATTTCTGCTAGAAATAAAAAGTAACTATGGCTAGACTAGCTCCTCCTATTCCCCAAGACAAGATTCAAGAAAGTTTTGTTTGGAGAGATTGGTTTCAAAGACTTAGTGATAAAGTTTATGGGACTATGGCATCTCAAGATGCTGGTAGTGTAACTATTACTGGAGGAAGTGTTAGTGGCATATCATTAGTAGGCAATAATATTAGTGGTGCTTTTATTACTGACAGTCTTGTCGATAGCACACCCATTGGTTTAACTATAGCTGCAGAAGCAAACTTTACTACTGTTATTGCTGCAACTATTACTGTAACAACACTTAATGTAACAACATTAGTAGTCAACTCTCCTCCTGTTACTAAAACAGCAGATTTTGTTTTAGCTGCTACAGAAACTTGGGTTATTAATAACAAAGCAGGATCTACTTGTACAGTTACTTTGCCTTCTGCTTCAACATATCCTGGTCGTGTAGTAAATTTTTTAAACTATCAGCCGTATACCATTGTGTCAGCTTCTAGTAATGTAATACCTAGAATTGGTGGTGCTGCTAGTACTGCTATTGTTTTGGGTGTGGAAGGAAACTGGGCTACTTTAGTTTCTAATGGTACTAACTGGGTAATTACACAAGCTGCTTCTAATAATAATTTGTTGTTAGAGTAGTTTTTGTAAGCAAAAAATGATTGATCCAATTACTGCATTTGCTGTTGCACAAGGAGCAATCAAAGGAATACAAGCCGCTATTAAGATGGGCAAAGACATCAATGGCATTAGTGGCGACTTGATGAAATTCTTTGAAGCCAAAGACGTTGTAGCTAAAGCAGCAGTTAAACCTAAAGGATTTGCCAAATCAGATACAGCAGTAGCATTTGAAACAGTAATGCAATTAAAGCAATTGCAAGATGCAGAGGCAGAGTTAAAGCAAATGTTAATTTGGTCAGGCAACGATGCAGTGTGGAACTCTTTAATGTTAGAGCGCAACCGCATTGTCAGTGAACGTAAGAAAGAGGAAGCTGAAACTGCCCATGCTAAAGCAATTAGGGCAGAAGAGATTAGTGATATCATAAACTTTGGATTGTGGACTACATTAGTGTTGTCTATTGTTGGGTTGGTAGCGTACTTAACTTGGCAGATTGTTGGAGAAAAATAATGTTAACTTTACTTTCTACTCTTATTTCTTTTCTTGCTGGTGGCTTGCCAAAGCTGCTTGGTTTTTTCCAAGACCGTGCTGACAAGAAACATGAGATGGCAATGGCTCAACTCCAGATTGAACGTGAGCTTGAACTACGCAAGGCAGGGTTTGAAGCCCAGCAAAGGGTCGAAGAAATTAAGGTTGAAGGTCAAGCCATTGAAGCAGAAGCGTCAGAACGAACTGCGCTGTATGCTCATGACATAGCTATAGGGCAGGGTGCATCACAGTGGATGATTAATCTACGCTCTGGTGTTCGTCCTATACTAACGTATGGGTTTTTCTTGCTGTTTGCTTTTGTTGAAATTGGTGGTTTTTCTTATGCTTGGTATCACAGCATCCCATTTGATATCTTGATTGCTAAACTGTGGGACGCTGACACTCAAATTATTTTTGCCAGCATCATCAGTTTCCACTTTGGTGGTCGAGCTTTTAAAGGCGGTAAAGATTGAAGGTCTCGGATCGTTGCAAAAAGATGATTAAACACCACGAAGGCGTGCGGTACAAGCCGTATCGTTGCCCAGCAAAACTTTGGACTGTAGGAGTAGGTCATGTTCTTTACCCCAATCAAGGTGCTTTACCACTGGATCAAAGAGACGCTTACCCGCTGGAACAAAATGATAACCGTACTTTTTCAAAAGACGAAGTAGATGGACTCCTTGCTTTTGATCTCCAGCGATTTGAGGTTGGGATCACCCGACTTTTTCCTATGGTGCTTACCGCAGGTCAGAATGATGCTCTTGTTAGTTTTGCTTTTAATCTTGGTTTGGGGGGAGTACAGCGATCAACCCTCCGTCAAAAAGTTATTAGGAACGAAATACAAGAAGCGGCAGATGAGTTCTTAAAATTTACAAGAGGTGGTGGTAAAGTGTTACCAGGATTAGTTAAACGTCGAAATGATGAGAGAGCACTGTTTCTTTCATAAACATTCGATATGCTTTAATTGCATCTTTAAGATCAATTCTAAGTTGCTCTAATTGTTCTTGTTGGGTTTGAAGTTGTAAGTAAGATTCAAAAGCAAATTTTTCTAACTTAACTCTGTCCCAAGTGCTGAAGGTAGGGGTCATGGATGTGGGCAATCTTCGGGGACAAACGCTAGGCAATGCACGGCAGCGTACTTGCGTGTGGTCTTATGCCAGCGGTCGATGTAAGTGTCAGGCATAAGCGCCAAGCTACGGCTGACGCCTGTTGGTGTCAAGTTCAGCGCAAGAGCCAGCTCCAGCGCGGTCATGCCATCAGGCGCTTGGGCCAAGGCGTCACGGATTTGTTTGGATATCACCACGGTGCGTCCTCATGGTTGTCAGGGTTAAAAGGTATCGGTTTGCTTGGCTGCGGCTTGGGCAGTTCAGTGGGGAAGGGCCAGTTATCCATGATTGCGCTCCTTAAGTGAGTTTTGAATGTCTTTTGCCAAAACCATTAAGGCAGGCATTTGGTCGTAACTGGGCCACCAACTTG